ATTGCACGGCAGAGCGTACCACGATTATCTTATTGAATGGGTTACTCTTATCGAGCACCTCTTCTATTGCCTTGTACAGAGCACAAAAGGTTTTACCTGTACCTGCTACACCATGTAGTGCAACAAAATAATCTCCTCTTTTATATGCATCAAAGAATAATCTCTGATTCTCCGTTAGTGGATCGAATGTTTGCAAGTCATCGATTTTTACTCTCAAAGAATTACTGCGTGGTTTGGTATCCGCTGAATCAGATACCATGATTTTAGTATTTGCTTTTCTAGCCATTCTTGGTTTTCTCTCTTTACGGTAATTATTAGGCAATGATGTGTGAAAGCTAATGTTTGGCCTCTCCTTCTTTATAAGTATTGGTGTTGCTTTTCAGATGAGCTTTACGAATCTTACATGTGACCCAATCATTATAGTAGTCAGGCGTAAGCAAACACCCTCGTACAAATATTTCATAAGTCTCATAGTAACTACACTCTGTACGATTCTTACAGAAATACAAAACCTCACGATGGAAACTGTCTGCTCCCATAGTGGCCACATCTTCAATGATTGTTTTGTTCGAACCAAAATAGTTTTGCCAACCTGAATTGACACGGGTTTTCTTTTTCTTCCCATTAACTTGCCTTGTTGCGGCTTTGGTGAAATACTTCCGGCCAATGTACTTGCGACCGGTTACTTTGTTTGTGATACAGTAGACGTAACCATAGTGACCTTCAATCATTTGGTCGGTTACCTCTACACCATTATAAAACCATGCCATTTATTCTTCGTCTTCAGCGTCGGGGTCGATAAAATCATCTTCCTCTAAAGCTATATATTCGCCACAAAATGGACAGTGCATTGGATCACTCTCACACTCTGTCTCGTCATATTGAATTGCAAAGTCCGAACCACAAGATTCACATTCGTGATTAACTATTAACATAAGTTACCTCCATATACTGTTACTTGAGTATATAGACAACATGTAAGGTTACTTCCAATATTTGGAATAATCTATGCTATTCCAGTATTCTTCATTGTTTCGATTCCAAAAGTTTTTAATGATGTACCACGCCATACCAAAATAACCCATCGTTTGAAATCTTCTACTGTCTTGGCCAAAGTAATGATTAATCAACTTAAACTTTTTAACATCATATTTTTTAGATAAAAAGAAATCTTCACTTGTTACATATTTGGCTGGAAAACCACCAAGTTCTTCAAATTTATCACGCCTAGTTAAAAAATAAGCACCAACTGCAAACGGCACTGATCGTTTCATTATGTAATTGACAGCGTTGAATAATGTAAATGCGATCTTTGCTTTGGTGTCATCATCATAACACTTGATATACAAACCAACCAAGTCCAAATTGTTAGATTCTAATGCATTTACTGAATCAATAATAGTTGTTGAAGAAAAAAATCTCACATCACTATCAATGAACAAAATATATGGTGTTGTTACCAGTTTTGCACCATTGTTCTTGGCTATTGATACGGGACCACCATCAATGATCTCAACATTCAAATCACCTGTATGTTGTCTTATAACTTCTCTTGTGTTATCCGTTGAAGCATCAGCAATAATTATTCTGGTATTGCCAATGTTTTGTTCTTTTAGGTGTTGTAATAAATGTGAGATGTAATCCTCTTCATTTTTACATGGCACCACAATTGTGATTTTATTACTCAGATGCATTTATGGCTTTCTCTAATGTCCAAGTTATTATTTCCCAACGGCCATCATGATGTTCTACTAATGCTGTACAACTTTCAACCCAATCACCATCATTCATGTATGCCACACCATCAATATCTTTTATTTCTGCATGGTGTATGTGACCACAGATAACTCCATCATATCCTTTTTTCTTACAATATCCAGCAAGATTCTTTTCAAACTGAAATATAAAGTCTACGGCTCTTTTTACTCGGTGCTTAAGATACTGACTAAGACTAAAGTACCCAAAACCCATACGATGGCGTACCCAATTGAATTTGTTATTGATTGATAAAATAACGTCATATGCTCTATCTCCTAAAAATGATAACCATGGTGCTAATCTAGTGATACCATCGAACAAATCACCATGTACAACAAGGTAATGTTTTCCATCAGCACCTATGTGTTCGATTTGATTATGAATTTCAACAAGACCAAAACTAAAATCATATGGTATCATTGGTCTCAGAAATTCATCGTGGTTGCCTGCAATATAGACAACTCTTGTGCCACGTTTAGCGTGACCTAATACTCGGCGGACAACGTTGGTGTGACTTTGTTTCCATCGCCATCTGTTCTGTTGTATACGCCATGCATCAATAATATCACCCACAAGATATAAGGTTTCGCAGGTGTTGTGTTTTAAAAAATTGTTAAGTTTCTCAGCTTTACAATCTCTAGTTCCCAAATGCACATCACTAATAAAAATGCTTCGGTATGTTGTTATCATTTGACTATTCGTTCATTCTCCATTTGTTTTCTGGCAGGCCATAGTCCCATTTTGGATCCATTTCAACATTCCACCTAGTAGTAGCAACATTAAAATCTGGTATCTTCATCTTTTTAGGATTACTTGCTGGTTCCAGAATAACAACACGGTTATTTGGTTGTGCTGCAAATTGGCCATTGTCACATTTAATAAAGTTGAATGACTTGTGGTCTTCAACATCTTCACTATGACCACAATCTATAACATTAAAATCTGGATGTGCAGAGTCAACAGTGAAAAGGTATTCACCCTCCAACCAAGATCCATCTTTCATCTTAATCTTACATCTCATATTTGAGATCATTGCTTTTCTAATCACAGTAATATCATACGACATGCTGTTCCACAATTGCAGGAAATCTAAAGGATATGGTTCACCTTCAATAGGTTTCCAACAAAATGCATGTAATGGTAATTTGTCATACAATGCACCATATTCATTCAAGTACGCTTCGATTCTGAATGCTTGACTACGCTGAGACTTTAATGATATCCACCAACAAGGTTCGAGTTCTCCATGACCTTTTTCAAAATCATAGAGGAATTCTCTGCGAACAAAACATTTGACTGGTGGCAAGTTTGCTACTAGAAAACTCATGCGGCCTTACTCCAGACCTCATCCCATGAACCAGACAAGGCACCTTTGGCATAGTCTGTGGCACGGTTCTCAAAGAAATTGGTGTGTGTTGGTGCATTAATCATTTCTTCAACCCATGGTAGTGGATTGCGTTTGACTTTGAATATGCCTTTCATACCAAGGCCAATCAATCTACGGTCAGCAATGTAACGAATGTATTTTTTCAATTCGTCTGCTGTTAGACCTTCCATAACATTGAAACCGAATGCTAGGTCAATGAATTTATCTTCTAATTCAACCATGCGTTCAGCAATGGTGTAGATGGATGATTTCAAATCATCGTTCCAAATCTCTTGGTTCTCTGAGATGTATGTTTTAAACAACTTCATCATGTTCTCAGCGTGCATTGTTTCATCAACAATAGACCAAGTAACAATCTGTCCCATGCCTTTCATTTTACCAGTACGTGGGAAGTTTAACAACATAACAAAAGATGAGAACAACTGCATACCTTCAGTGAAGGCACTGAACACGGCGATATGGCGTGCAGTGTTCTCTTTTGTACCATTCTTATCAGAAATGTCCATCACATAGTCGTGCTTGTCTTTCATTTCTTGGTACGCCATGAATTCATTGTACATTGTTTCAGGCAGGCCTAATGTCTCAATCAGATGTGAGTATGCGGCAATGTGCAAGGCCTCACGTGCTGCGAAGCCCAACAACATCATGCGAACTTCAGGCTGAGGGAAATATGGCAGATAGTTGTTTACATAACCACCTGCAACATCAATGTCACCTTGAGTAAAGAATCGAAAGATGTGTGTGAGAAACATCTTCTCTTCTTTTGATAGTTTATTCTTCCAATCTTTAACGTCTTCATGCATTGGCACTTCTGTGTGTAACCAATGACTCTGTTCGTGTTTTAACCATGCATCATATGCCCATGGGTAATTAAAGGGTTTAAATGAACTGCGTTCGTCCGTCAGTCTGCTGGGATTCTTCTTAACCATTGATCCATTCCTTTACAAGTTCTTCTGATTTTACACCAACCATCTTCTTAAGTACAGTACCATCTTCAATCATTACCAATGTTGGTACTGAACGAATGCCAAATTCAATGGCCACATCCGATTGTGCGTCAATGTCAACGACCTCAATTGGGTATGGTGAATCTACATTGTTTAAAATCATTGCCAAGGCTTTACATGGCTGGCACCATGATGCTGTAA